GGATATAAACGATGCCATTGGCTATTTTGCCCTTGCATGACGCAGTAAAATCGGCGCTCTTTTTCTCAGTGGCCGCCAGGTCCCAGAAGCGCACTTCACGCCCGCCGGCAGGCACAGCGTCTACAATCTCGAACCAAGCCTTGTTGAATACCTTCCCGGCGGACGGCTTAATCTTCCAGTTCCCGCCGCGCCGCTTGTCACCTAGCAGCCGCTCGCGGTCCACCAGGGGCAGCGCTTGCAGATTCGCCAGATATCCAGGGTCTTTATCCAGCAGGATCTGATTGTCGTAAATCGTCGAGAGAATAAAGGTGACAGATTTGGGCAAACTGTCAGGATATTTTGCCAGCAGTTCGCCGGCAGTGTCGGCCCAGATGATTTCTTCGTTAACCCGAACCATCCAGCGGATTTTACCGGAACGTTCGAGATTGGCATATCCGTCCTCGTTGATCCACCAGACCAGGAAATCAGCCAGCCAGCCAGGCTCGGGGTTGCAGGTCGCACGGATATAAGGCCGCACACCTACCGTGGACCGATTCCTGGACAACATATAGAAGAATTGATGCTCGGTAAAGGTTTCTAATTGGTCAAAAATTAATAGAGGAACTTGTGAGCTTTTCCAGTCGTTAACCGTATCATCGTATTGCAAATGTGAAAACGTTACCCGCGATCCTTCGGGAAAATTGAATTGATGCTCGTTTTCGTTGGGCTTGCCGTCCAGGAGTGGGTACATTTTCTGCGCCTCATCCCATAAACCGCCCTCTTTGATGATTTCCGAGATAGAACGCCGGAAGATGACTGCGCCAAAATCTTTGTTGCCTTTGTGGCGGAGAGGCTCCATTAACAAAGCGTATGTTTTTCCCCCACCAGCACTTCCGCCAAAAATAGCGATGTCCGCCGAAGATGCCATGAAGGTCTCTTGGCGAGGCTGGGGGCGAATGTCAATCACTTCCGCGATCATTGTTTTCCCTGTTGTTGTCAGGAATATACACATTCACAGTCGCGGCGGGTAGTTCCTTGCCGTTAGTGGTTAAGTCGGTCCGGTCAATCAACTTACCCCGATATTTCAAAATGTCCTTTTGCGCCTCGTGGGCGCTGTAAAGCTCCAGTTCTGTTTCCACAATTTCGCGGTCTTCTTCATCCTCTTTCTTCGCGAGATAGGTTGTCACCTTTTGCTTTATCTTTTTGATGAGTTTTGTTTCCGGCTTCACAATCAATTCCCCCGCCTCGTTTTTTTTCATCAGATTGAGCGTAAAGCCAGAAGTGGTTATGTCCATCAAATCAGCCAGATCTCCGTCAGCAATGTCTGACAATAAACTGGCTGCCTGGTCAGCCGACATGATACGCTCGTCAATGGATGCCTTTATGTCAGCATTTGACAACAAACGGCTACCTTGCTGGCGTGCTGTTCGTGGAGAATAGCCAACCTCCTCAGCCGCCTTCGTGGCGTTGAAGTGTGTCAGATATCTGTCCAAAAACATGCGCTGTTTGTTGTTTAAACTCATGCGCCTCCGCTTTTGCGCGGCCTGGTGGGCGTGTTGCCACTGGCCTTTTCCGATTCTTCAATTTTGCGCTGCCGGTAGTATGCCTGCATCATCCCCTGTTCCACCGCCTTGGTGATCGCGTCGGCCATTTTGTTGACGATCATGTCCTGGATAGCCTCCGTCATGTTGGCCTGCTGCTTCTCGATCACACTGGATGAGCGCAGTTTGCCGGTCAGGAACCAGTAAACCACCAGTACCAAGATCGCAGTACTGCCGCCGGTGGACACAAGGTCCATCACTGTTTGGGCCGTCGGATCGGCAATGTCAAACAAACCCAGGATGCGCAAAACGGCGAATGTGGCGGCGATAAAAGGGGCCGCGTTGTTGATCATGTCACTGGCGCCCATCTAACAGTGTTTGTTGCCCCAACATGCGGTGTCATGGCTTCTGTGGTGCTTTGTCCTTCCAATCGTGGAGGATGTTCGCACCACCCCCACCCAGGAAGGCTGAAATAATTTGACCCACTACCGGATTCAGGTCGGGCAGCAGGTCAGAGAAAAGATTGATCCCCGCCAAAAACACCAGCACGCCCGACAAAATCCATGCCACATACATCAACCAGAATTTATCCAGGGAGAACTTGTCAAATATCGGCGTGATGAAACCGGCCACAAAACGTTCCACGGCAACGGCCAGGAAGATTGCCAGTCCTACAGCGTCCATAATTTATCCCTCTCTCGCGGCTGAATGTTAGGTTGCCGCAGTTACATTATACCTATTTGGGGGAAATATACAACTGCGCTGTGAGCCACTACAACGCGTTTTTGGCGCAGTTATTTTTTTTGAAGTGTTTTTATTCACGCCTGGCACTTAAACGCGCCTACGCGTGTCCTGTGGCCTGTAGCGTGCGTTCTTGCACTCCTCGCACGTCACCTTATGCTCCCTCTCAGCCGCTTTCGTCTCCTTGCACGCTCGCAGTAAGTTCGCGGCGTTACTGGGCGTGAGCAGCACGTTGAAATCATAGATCGCTTTCAGCCTGGCGTCTTGCAACTTGGTTAGTTCCTCACACATACACCCTCCCTATGGGTAGATTTTTTCGCAATTATGGGATCTCAGATATTCCTCTGCCGACTGGATCAAGCCGTCACCGATCCGAAATCCGCTCACCTCCAACCACCCCATCGCCTTCGTAAACTGCACGATCCGGCAGCCTACGGTTTTGTCTGGCAAAGTGAACAAGCAGTAGTCCCGTTGAAGGCCGCTCTTCAAATCCACTTTCGCCCATCGCTGCAACATATCCCCGCGCTCCCAACATTGGCGGATGTTAAGCGCCTCGGGATGTTTCTCGGCGTGCGCACGTTCAACCACCTGGGGCAGCGCGATTGCCGCGATTGCCGCCAGGGCCAGGACGCACACGGCAATCAGCACCCCGGACAGCGGGTTATGATTCTGGTAGCGGTAGGTCGTTGTCGTCATGGTCCACCCTGGTCTCTTCAAGAATTATGTCAAACAATATGGCGTCAGCTTCGGCCTGTTGCATCCATCCGGTATGTAGCTCCCGCCCGACGATCATCCGGTAGATGTGCGTTAGCCGCTGTTGCAGTATCGCGTTCTCGGCTTCCAGGTCATCAATCGCGCCCCGCACAAGGCTGGCGTAAGTTTGTATCCCCTCGATCATGGCATACACCGCTTTGCTGTGGGTCAGCGGAAGTCGGATTTCAATGGTTTTGTATTCCGTTTTTGGTTCGGTCATTCTAGCGCCTCCTCGTCAAAATTGCGCATGATCGTGATCGCCTGCTCCGCTGTCTGCGCGATACTCACCCGCCCCGGATACATCCGGTGGAAGATGATTTCGCGCTCGTTCAGCGTTTCGCCAGGCTGCTTGATCTCCATGAGCATCACCCCGCCGCATTTGCCGACGACCAACACGTCTGGAAATCCTCCGCCAACCATGTGGAGAAGGCATACGTAATACGAGGCCTGGCGCAGGGCCTTCACAATCGCCGGTTGATTCGCATCAGTTCTACACGGCGCGTTGCCTCTAGGCATTTTCCACCGCCTTCCACGCTGCGCCGATCCTGTCGTCATCCTCCAGGTAAATCATGTAGCCCTTATTCTCCAGCGTGTTGATTACCTGGCCAACCTGCCGGCTGGGGAGCCCGGCCATCCGCGCCAGCTTGGAACGCGGCAGAGGCCCGTCCCGCTCCAGCACCGCCCATAATTGGTCGAGTTCGGTATCCAGGTCGAACGTCTGCACAATCGCCCGGCATTTGACGCAGCGATCTCCGACCGCGTTGTGCCGTTTTCCGCAGATGCAGCAAAATTTTCGTTCGCTCATCTTCAATCCCTCTCCGCCAATTTTTCACGTCCTGTATCAGTGACTAAAAACCTATGCCAGGGATAAGCTACTTTTTCTTCGTCAATCCAGCCGTTTGTTTTGAGTGCCGCAATAGTTTTCCACAATCCCTTTGCGCCCATGTTCCAGGTGCTTACGTTGGAATTGTTGGATAACGCCCGCAAAACGATCAGTGGATCCTTCGTCTGCCTTGCGGTAAGTTCGCCCGCGTCTCCCGAAAAATAGCATATATGAATCATTTCAGTCCCTCTCCGCCGCTGCGAACCCTGCCGCCCAATCCGTGTGCTCTTGCTCCCCCAGGGTATACGGGTTAGAGTTGATCCCGTCGTACATACAGGCGTTCCAGCCCGCGATCCACGCCTCGGTTGGCCGGTCGTGGTCGTCCTCGCTGCGCGGATTGCCGAACAGATCAATCGTTATATAAGGCATGTTACACCTCCTCCTCCTGCGTCAATACCAGTCCCAATTTTTCTATTCGCTGTTTGGCGTGATCGATAGCCCGTTGTCGCCAACCTCGCGCAAACGGACGCTCTGACAATTCGCCATCATTCCATTGATCGCCGCAATTCAGACAGGTCAGCGACCACCCGTACCACGGCTCGTGCTCTGCGAGAAATTGCTGTTCACTTTTGCAGGTCGGGCAATCGTGCATCATTATTTTTTGCTCGTCGAAGTGCGAAAAGCATATAATTACGTCGCTCATCTCAGCCCTAACCTTCGTTCATTTTTCCACCGCTTGAAATAGTCGGGATCACACACCTCGCATTTCCAATTATCCCAAAAGTTGCGGTGTAATTCATAGTTTTCCGGCTCAACCTCATAGCACAAACATATTCCGCACATATCACAAACAGGCTGGTATCCACCCAGCACAGCAGGTATCACGCTCATCCCCGTACCTCCGACGGCAACGTCCTGGCGTATAATTCAATGCCAGCTTTTTGACGTCGCTCGTCAAACGGTAGGCCGATGTAATCTATACAGGCGTCTAAACAAGCGGTACTGCAAACTGGCGGCTCAACAGGCCCTCCCATACAGCCACAATCTTTACCGTCGCAACAATACTGCGGCTCATAATCGAGAGGCTTTCCGCAAATAATACAATTACTCATCCCCGCACCTCCTGCGCCAGCGTCCTGGCGGCGTCTTTCTTCACAAAGCATAACCAATGAGTGTCGGCGGATTTTCCGATCCGCTTATGGCCAAATAGCGGCTTCACTCTCGCCAACTCAACAATCTCGGATACTTTGATCTGCGTTTCGTTCCACTTGAAAATTAGCATACCGTTAGGCGTGAGCACCCTGAAACATTCCGCGAAGCCTTGCTCCAGGCTGGTGCGCCAATCGGCCGGAAGCACGCCGTATTTCAAACACTGCCAGCCCTTCGCCCCCGCGTTGTTGAAGTGCGGCGGATCGAACACCACCATTTCGAACTGGCCACCCATAAACGGTAGAGCTGTGAAATCAAGCTGCACATCCGGCGATATTTCCAGCGTTCGCCCGTCGCACAGGATATGATTCTCACGCCGGATGTCACCGAATACAACGTCGTCAGCATCCTTGTCGAACCAAAACATTTTGCTGCCGCAAGCCGGATCAAGTATCATCCCCGCACTCCAACGACAGTAATTTTTTCGCTTCATACCTGTCCCTATTTTCGCCATCGATAGTGATCTGACGTTTCGTCAGCTTAAGGCATTCGATTGCTTGCTCAAAGTACGGCGTATAAATGGCCTCGCTTTGAACTATTCGAATTTTTCGAATAATTGCGTCAATTTTCCGCAGCCGTAGTTTTGTTGTTTCGCTCATTCCCTTACCTCCCTCCCCGCCAGCGTCCTCGCGGCCTCTACGTTCTTCTCTGCCTCAGCCGCCGTCATGCCGTGGGCGCGGAGCAGATGGGCCTTGTACGCGCTGAGCGCCTTCTCCAGCGCCTTGTCGGTCACGGCCAGGGTGATCGCGGCTGTCGCAAATGAACATACTCCACACATTAGTCCACCTCGTAGAAATAATCTGTGTCCAAGTCGCAGGTTTCAACACCCCCGCCACGGGTGACAAGGCCGAAAACATCTCGCACTGTTTCGTCCTCAAATTCCCATTCGCATAATGCCCAGCCAATCACCGGGTATGTTTTCCCTTTGAATTTCGCCCACCAATTTAGGGCAGGCATAATCTGAATTATTTTTGTTTCTATTTTTGTGTCCATAATATTTTTCTCCTTTAAACGTTATACAAAAATCACTCTTATCGCGCTCAATTTATGCAGGGCTTTGCAGGGTATGCAGGGCTGCCTATATAATACTTATTTAACTTATTTTTACCTATTAACCTATTAAATGCCATTTTTTCGTGCGCTTAGTATAATAAATCTTAAATAGGGATGACCCTGCATACCCTGCATAATCTTGCATTTTTGGCTTAACCCTGCATGATTTTTCCATCATTGTGCCGCAGCCCGACCCCGTTCCAGAACATACCTGATACCTCTTTCTTTTTATCAAACCCTATACGTTCCCAGTCTTCGGCTATGGTATTGCTTGCCTTTGGCTTGTGTCCGTTGGTCTGGCACCAATCTCTATATTTTTCGTACAGCAAGCTTGATTTCACTTTATAAGTTGGATTGATCACGCAGCAATCTGCAAGGAACGCGGCTGCCGTATCGTTATTTTTCTGGAAGTTATTCGTCGCAGTCTTCACACATTCAGGTACATCGAACCCGCCGCGATGATTTAACCTTTCCAATCCAATGAGCGCCCAATTCAAGATACCCGCGCCTTCGGTCTTGATTGCTTCTTTTATTTTTGGGTCGCGTTCATTCTCGTCCATCGGTGGAAACTTGATAACCTTCACGCGCCGGAACAGGCCATTGCCCGCATCTTGCACCCTGGGTAATTCGTTCATTGCCCAGATCAGTTTGACCCGTGGAATAAACTCAATCGGGTCTTGGAATTTTCGTTCAGTCTTGATTTTTTCGCCGCTGATAATCGCGTTTAGAACAAAGGTTGCCTGCATATAGATTGCTGGTTGTTCGCTCGCGACCGCCAGGGTTTTACCCCGCAGATTTCCCAGTGAAAACCTGGAACGTTCCACGTCGGCCAGGCCCAGCAGGGTTGCGCGTTCGCCAAGCATCGCCTGGATACCTTCAAGGATGGTTGATTTTCCACTGCCCAGCGGACCATAAAACCATAATGCCATTTCATAACGGGTATTGTTTGTCAGGCAATACCCTACGAATTCCTGCAAGAAATCAACGGCGTCAGGAATAGTGGTATCCAGGGCATATCGCCAAACATCAGCAAGAGCCTGGGGATCATATTCATACCCAACCTTGAAAGTGGCCA